AATCAAGACGCTGCTTTCGGCCTTCGCCCAATCAAAACGAGCACAAGCTCGCAGAGACAGAATCGCTATCGTATTGCCTCCGGGTATAGCACAAGTATTTTCCAAGGTGACTTAGTTCTTGTCGCCACTGACGGAACAATCACTCGTGCCCCTGCTGGTGGTACTGCCTTGATTCTGGGCGTATTTAACGGCTGTTCATATGTAGATTCTAGTGGTGATATTATTTTTTCAAACTACTGGCCTGCAAGTGCAACTGGGACAGATATTTTCGCAAATGTCGTTGATGACCCAAGTGCAACCTTTGAAATCCAAGCTGACGCTGCATTCCCTGTAGCTGATTTGTTTGGCAACTTTGACATTGTTGACGCGACAGCAGGAAGTACCGTAAGTGGTAATTCTCGCACTGAGCTAGATGTCACAACGGGTGCGACGACTGCTGGTCTTCCACTTAAAGCAATCGACATTTCTCAGGACCCTGAGAATAGCGATGTAGCCACCGCGAACACTAATGTGATCGTAAAAATCAACAACCACCTGTTCAGTGCTGGCACTGTGGGTCTAGCATAAGGAGACTGAGTTATGGCTATTTCACGTTCACAACTCGTTAAGGAGCTAGAGCCGGGTCTTAACGCTCTGTTCGGCATGGAATATGACCGCTATGAAAATCAACATGCGGAAATATTCGACACTGAATCTTCAGACCGTGCGTTTGAAGAGGAAGTTATGCTCGTCGGATTTGGGAATGCTCCCACAAAATCCGAAGGTTCTGGTGTAGAGTTCGACAATGCAAATGAAGCGTACACTGCTCGTTATTCACACGAAACAGTTGCTCTCGCATTCGCATTGACCGAAGAAGCAATCGAAGACAACCTGTATGACCGTCTTGGTGCTCGTTATACGAAGGCGCTTGCGCGTTCTATGGCACACACTAAGCAGGTTAAAGCGGCGTCAGTATTAAACAACGCGTTTAATGCTAACTTCTCTGGTGGTGACGGTGTTGAGCTTTGCTCAACTGCGCACCCACTTTCAGGTGGCGGTACTTTCCGCAACGAGCCATCAACAGCGGCTGACCTCAACGAAACTTCGTTGGAAAATGCGTTGATTGATATCTCAACCTTCGTAGATGAGCGTAATATGATTATTGCTCTGCGCGGCACAAAAATGGTTATTCCACCACAACTGCAATTCGTTGCAGATCGTTTGTTGGAATCAACATTGCGTGTTGGCACAGCCGATAATGATATTAACGCAATTCGCAACATGGGGATGCTTCCAGAGGGTTACACTGTTAACCACTTCTTGACAGACCCTGATGCGTTCTTCATCAAAACTGACGCGCCTAACGGATTTAAGCACTTTGAGCGTTCTCCAATGAGAACAAACATGGAAGCTGACTTCGACACAGGCAACATGCGCTTTAAAGCGCGTGAGCGTTACAGCTTTGGGTTCTCAGACCCACGTTGTGTTTTCGGTTCACCCGGAGCGTAACATATGTTATAGATGAGGTGGGCGTTTTATGCCTTCCTCCCTGTAACTAGGGGCTACTTCGGTGGCCCCTTTCTTTTTTTCTAATATATGGTATTGTTGTTTTATCCCTGACAGCCGCATTCTGTGGCTGACTTAACCCAGACAGGAGATTGACATGGGTACTACTACTTTTTCTGGTCCGATTAAGGCTGGAACCATCAAAAATACTACAGGTACAACTCTTGGCTCCGATATTGCGAATGTCGGTCAAGTTGTAATGTCTCAAACCTTTTCGGCAGATTTATCTGGTGGAGCTTTAGCCGCGTCTGTTACTGACGTTGTTATTCCTGCAAATTCTCAGATTATTGACTGTGTAATTGATATAATTACTGCTGCTAATGCTACAACTAACTTGAGTGTTGGTGATACTGTTGGCGGTGCGGCAACAATCCTTAACACTTTTGCAAGTGGTACAGATGCAGGTCGTAAGTATCCAACGACACAAGCTGGCGCTGCACTCGCTTGGCAAGATACAGGAACAGCAGATATTCGTTTGACTGTAACTGCTTCAGCAGCAACAAATGCGGGTTTGGTTCGTTTTACTATTCTATACGCTCAAAACAACAACTTAGCGTGATAGGAGCTTAACATGGCAGGTCCAGTAAAGGCATATAATTGGGCGCAGGGAACATCTGCGGCTGTTGTCGGTCCTGCTCGTTCTCGCATCCGTCAAATTGTAATTTATGCAGCCGCAGCGGGTGCTTTTACGATTAAAGATGGTAGCGGTTCGGGCGATACATTGATTACGCAAACTTTTCCAACAGGGATGCATCACTTAAACATCCCCGATGATGGTATTCTCGCTACAAGCGGTGCGTATGTTAGTGCTTTCACGGGATCAAGCAACGAACTGACAGTATTCTTGTCTTAAACTATGGTGGGGGATTATTTTATTTCCCCACCTAAAAGTTTGATAGGTGATTAATGCCTCGTAAAAAAGAAAACCCAATACGCAAAACCACTGGTAAGGGCGGTAATTACCGTAAGACCAAATCAGGTGCTGGCATGACCAAAAAGGGCGTTGCCGCGTATAAAAAAGCAAATCCCGGCTCTAAGCTAAAGACTGCTGTGACAGGCAAAGTTAAAAAGGGCAGTAAAGATGCCAAGCGGCGTAAGTCATATTGCGCACGTTCGGCTGGACAAATGAAGAAGTTTCCAAAGGCGGCAAAAGACCCAAATAGCCGCTTGAGGCAGGCGCGTAAGCGTTGGAAGTGTTAAATGGCTATAGGCCGCTCACAGATGAGGCAGCAGATTAGCAAGCCTCCTATGAAGAGGAAGAAAAATGCCAAAGGACGCGTGTTATCGAAAGGTAAAGGCAAGGTACAAGGTTTTTCCAAGCGCATACGCAAGCGGCGCAATAGCTAAATGCCGAAAAGTAGGTGCTAAAAACTGGGGAAACAGCAAGAAAAAGCCTGTTAAGAAAGCAATGGGCGGCGCTATTATGCCTTCTAATGACTTCCGTAAGCGTCCAGTGCGTCGAATGGTAAAAGGTGGTGAAGTGGTCGCAAATGGTTGCGGAAAGGTGATGTCTGATCGCCGCAAAGTGACAAAGAAAAGATAATGGCTGTAAGAAAGACAAAAAAGGGTGCTGCACTCAAACGCTGGTTTAAAGAAGACTGGAAAGACGTTAGAACAGGCAAAGCATGTGGGCGTAAAAAGGGTGAAAAACGTGGCACTCCATATTGTCGGCCTAGCAAGCGTGTAAGCTCCAAAACGCCTAAGACAGCTTCAGAGATGACATCTGCTGAAAAGAGTAGTAGAATATCTCAAAAGAAACGTCTTGGACAGCCTGCTGGCAAGCCAAAAAGGGTTAAATCCCTTAAAAGGAAGAAGAAATGACTGTATCCGGGTCTAAAGATTTTGAACTAGATGTAGCTGATTACATCGAAGAGGCTTTTGAGCGTTGCGGCTTAGAAGTTCGTACAGGTTATGATCTGAAGACTGCAAAGCGTTCCTTAAATCTTATGTTTGCTGATTGGGCTAACCGCGGATTGAACCAGTGGACGATAGCCCAGCGCAACTTTACTGTTACAGAAAACGATGGTGATATTGATCTTGGCACTGATGTAATCGATATCTTATCCCTTGTCGTGCGTAGGGACGGAACTGATTATGCGTTAAACCGCATCAGTAGGGATGAATATCTTAACATTCCTACAAAATCCACAACTGGGCGACCCACGCAGTTTTTTGTAGATAGACAAATAAACCCTTCTTTAAAAATGTGGCCTTTGCCCGATAATAGCACAGACGTTGTTTTATATAATGCTCTTGTTCGCATGGATGATGCTGATAACTACGTTAATACCCTTCAATTACCCTTTAGATTTTACCCAGCGTTAGCTGCTGGATTAGCGTATTATATGAGCATAAAGCGTGCTCCTGATCGCTTGCAGATGCTTAAAGGCATTTATGAAGAAGAAATGAACCGCGCAATGGATGAGGATCGTGATCGTGCGTCCTTCCGCGTTGCCCCAGACTTGAGGAATTATCGTTATGTCTAAGTATGCCACAGGAAAGTGGGCATATGGAATATCTGACCGATCTGGCTTTCGCTATCGGCTCAGAGACATGCGTAAAGAGTGGAATGGTCTTCTTGTAGGTAAAGATGAGTGGGAGGCAAAACAGCCGCAACTAAATCCTCTTCGTGCAACCCCTGATCCACAGGCATTGCGTAATCCGCGCCCTGAACAAAATGTTGCTCAACAAAACAACATACAATGGGGCTGGAATCCTGTAGGTTTTAAGGGCGATGAGGGCCTAACTCCAAATAATTTGCTTGCCACTGGGTCCGTTGGCAGCGTAACGGTGACAACATCATGAGCTTTACATACGCAGAATTGAAAACGGCTATTCAGGATTACACTGAAAACACAGAGACAACCTTTGTGAACAGTCTTGATATCTTTATTAAAAACACTGAAGAGAGAATACTGAAGATTGCCCAGCTAGAGGTTTTTAGAAAAAACCAAGGCGGGAGCCTGACAGCAGGCAATGAATATCTGGCGCTTCCTAACGATTATCTCGCGCCTTTCAGTCTTTCGTTTACAAACGGAAGCAACAAAGAGTTTGTGTTGTTTAAAGATGTAAACTTTGTTCAGTCTTTTAACCCGAACAATTCTACGACTGGTGCTCCTCGCTATTATGCGCAGTTTGACATTGATAATTTTATCTTAGGTCCAACACCTGATGCTGCATATAACGTGGAGCTTCATTACTTTTATCGGCCATTAAGCCTGACCGCTTCTGGAGATAATGGCACCACATGGTTAAGCACCAATGCCTCCGTGGCGCTTTTATACGGCTCTTTAATTGAGGCTTATACCTTTATGAAGGGTGAAGCCGACTTGGTTCAGAACTATACTCAAAGATTTACTGAAGCCATGTCCCGTGTTAAAAACTTTGGTGAGTCACAAGAAGTCACAGATGCTTATCGCACTGGATTGATATTAAGAGAGAAAACATGATACCTAGTATGAATATTGACCTACCTGAAGATTATAAAGTAGAGGTACACACCACTCAGAACCGTGGCTTTACGCCAGAAGAAATAGCAGAACGGTGTGCAGAAAAAATTATTTCGGTTTCAGATGAAGCACATCCTGCAATACAAGCGCAAGCCCGTGCTTTTCAGAAACGTATTGTGCAGTTGGTAGGGTTCTATTTACGCGAAGCTGTTAAAAGTGATCGAACTACTGTATATAATGCAATCAAAGATGCGGGTCACCCTGACCTCGCTGAACTTATAAGGAGAATGTGACATGGCCTTTTCAGGAAACTTTATGTGCACCAGCTTTAAGAAAGAGCTTCTTGAGGCTGTTCACAACTTTAAAAATTCAGGTGGTAGCACCTTTAACCTTGCGCTTTATACAAATAGTGCCTCTTTCAATGCTGCGACAACAGCGTATACCTCTTCGAACGAAGTGTCTGGAACGGGGTACACAGCCAAAGGTGCGGCTCTTACTAGGGTTGATCCAAGCACAAGCAGTACAACAGCGTTAACTGATTTTGCTAATTTAACATTTAGCACTGCGACGATCACAGCCCGTGGCGCGTTAATCTTTAATGATAGTGCGTCAGGTGATCCTTCGGTTGTAGTGCTAGACTTTGGCGGTGACAAAACGTCTACCGCGGGCGACTTTACCATTGTGTTCCCAACAGCGGACGCAAGTAATGCCATTATTCGGATAGCCTAAGTTTTAGGCATACGAAATGGCACTTATTGCAGGTTGGGGTCGCGGCACATGGTCTGAAGGAGCTTGGAGCAATCCACTCCCTGTAACAGTTACGGGTGTTTCTGCTACAGGCCAAATTGGTTCAGTTACCGTATCGGGAGCAAGCGATGTTCCCGTTACAGGAATTGATGCCACAGGTAGTGTTGGGGCCGTAACTATTGTTGCAGAAGCAAATGTTTCTCCAACAGGCGTAGGTGCTACAGGGCAAGTAGGGACGGCGGTAGCTTCGGCGGCAGCGGTTGTTTCTGTCACTGGCGTATCCTCAACAGGTAGTGTTGACGCCGTAACAGTTATCGCAGAAGCCGATATATCGGTTACAGGTATATCCGCTGCGAGTAGTGTTGGGGCCGTAACGGTTATCGCGGAGGCTAATGTTTCCCCGACAGGAGTTGGAGCTTCTAGTCAAGTTGGGTCTGTTACTGTTGCTGCGGAAGCTAATGTGTCTGTTACGGGCGTATCTGCAACAGGTCAGGTCGGTGAGGCGGGTGTTCAGCAAGGCGTTGCAGTTTCAGTTAGCGGCGTTTCTGGCACTTCAGCCGTTGGCTCTGTCACAGTTGTGGCTGCGGCAGATGTTTCTGTCACAGGTTTATCGGCTTCAAGCTCCGTAAATGGCGTAACCTTAATCGCAGAGGCTAATGTAGCACCAACTGGACTTGAAGCGACAGGTAGCGTTGGAACGGCGGTAGCAACGGGACAAGCAGTTATTCCGACCACTGGACTTGAAGCGACAGGTGGTGTTGGAAGTGTTACGGTAGTTGCCGAAGCCAACACTTCTGTTACTGGCCTTGATGCGACAGCCTCTGTAGGCACTGTTACCGTAGAAGAAAATGAAATAGTAAATGTTACTGGTGTTGCCGCAATAGCTTCAGTAGGTTCTACAACAGTTATAACAGTAAATAATGTTTCTGTTGTAGGAGTTGATTCTACCGCCTCTGTGGGATCAGTAACCACGACCTCAGACGCTAATATTTCTGTTACTGGAGTGTCTGGTTCCGCAAATGTAGGCTCAGTAACAGTTGATCTTGTTTTAGAGGTTGACGTAACTGGCGTAAGCGCCGCGGGACAAGTTGGGGAAATTGCAGGTTTTAGCCTTGGATGCACTGTATTTCCTGTAGGCGTTGTTGGGACTGGAGAGATAACACCTGTCCTTGTTTGGGGACGTATTGTTCCAAATCAAAATCCGAGCTATAATCCCGTAACACCATCTTCCACCCCAGCATGGAGTGACGAAACACCGTCTCAAACTCCGGGCTGGGATGACATAGCAGCATAGGATAAAAACATGCCAAGTTCATATACATTAAATAACGGTATCGAACTCATTGATACAGGCGAACAGTCTGGCACATGGGGCGATACCACAAACGACAACCTCTCTTTTATTGACACGGCTTTAGACGGTCAGGTGACAATTACAGCATCCAGCGCAGCCAGTAGCGGTTCGCCCAACGATTTGCCTATTACGAATGGAACTGCTTCTAATGGTCGAAATAGACTTGTTGAGATATATAGCGGGACCAACCTTGGTGGTACTGTTTATTACCAACTAACGCCAAATGATGCGGAAAAAATAATCTACATTCGCAATAACCTGAACACGCAGGATTTAATTGTTTTTCAAGGGACATATAACGCCTCAAACGATTATTTGATTCCAAACGGGAAAACGGCTGTAATTTTCTTCAATGGTACGGGAAGCGGAGCGGTAGCTGCTAATGTTATGAGCAACGCACATTTTGATGCTCTGAACATTGTAGGAAACGCCGTTGTTGGTGGCACTCTTGATGTTACAAGTGTGGCTACAGCTACTACGTTTGAACCAGACGGTGACACAGCCGCTGGTGATAATGCAGCGATAGGTTACACAGCCGCAGAGGGTTTGATCTTAACAGGTCAAGGTTCAACAAACGATGTTACAATTAAGAATGATGCTGATGCTGATGTTTTGGAGATACCAACAGGCACAACAAATGTAACGATTGCTGGCAATTTAGGTGTTGGTGGAACTGTGACTGGAACAGGCACCTCTGTCTTTGCTTCATTAGACATCTCTGGTGACATAGACGTAGACGGTACAACCAACCTAGACGTGGTGGATATTGATGGTGCTGTTGATATGGCATCTACCCTTACTGTTGGTGGCGACATATCTCTTACTGGTGCTACCACTATATCTAATACATCTGGCGCTCTTACGATTGATGTGGCTACCGATATTATTCTAGATGCCGATCAAGGAAATGTATATCTTGCTGACGCTGGCGTAAACTATGGTGATCTTGAAAACTCTAGTTCAAATTTTAGGGTTGTATCCTTAATCGAAGATAAAGACCTTATACTTAGAGGTAATGATAATGGTTCATTTATAGATGCCCTCACCCTTGATATGTCTGATGCAGGTAAAGCTACGTTTAACAACGCAGTATTGGTAAGTGGACAGATACTTGCACACCAAACAAATAAGGGTGTGTTTGAGTACAATAGTAATGTTACAAAGATACATTCTTACGGTGCATCATCTGGTACTGGACAAATACAATTTTTAACAGGTGGCGGTGGTGGCTCTGCTGACAGTTTAGCCATGACCATAGACGATAGCCAAAATGTTGGGATTGGGACGAGTTCGCCTAGTTCTCAATTACATCTGGCAGTTGCTTCGGGTGCAGGATCACCAACAATTAACCTAGAAAGAACAGATACTTCAGTATCTAGCACAAATACTATAGGTAATATTATATTTACCGCAGGTGAAGATGGGAGTGAAGAAACTGTTGCTCAGATCAGTGCAGTTGCAGAAGAAAACTTTAGTTCAACTTCAAGTGCTACAGGTTTATTTTTTAAAACAACTGCAGCAGGTAGTACAAGCTCTTCTGAAGCCATGCGCATCTCATCAGCGGGTGACGTAGGTATTGGGTGTTCGCCAGCATCAGGCGTAAGGCTAGACATTAGATCAAATGCCACTACTACATTGGGTGATTTTAGAAACGCATCAGCAACAGGCTTTGGCTTGTATGTAGCAGCGGGGGATACTTCTTCGCAGTATGCGTTTAGAGCAGCCGACTACCAAAATAATGCTTTGTTTTCTGTGATGGGTGATGGATCGGTGGGCATTGGGACGAGTTCGCCTGTTATACCCATCCAGATAAATAATTATGGCGGCTTAGATGGCAACGACAATCAGTTAATTCTTTCAAATAATACTTACTATTCAAGTGGTGATAAAGCAGTTAAGTCAGGATTTAGCACAAGAATTGATTTAACCAATCAG